TTTTCACTAGTTCATTTTTAATTTTTTGTTTACGTTTTGGTAGTTGACCTGACTTATTGTATAACTCAATCAACTCTTCTTTTGATTTGGTTTTGACATAATCATGTGAGATAGACTTTTTCTTTGTATCTCTATTGACTAATACTTGACTCTTGCTTAATTTTATTGGCATCTATTTTCTCCTGATGATGTTTAAAACTACACTCAACTCCACAAAAGAGGTATAACGGTTTTTTATTTGGGTCAGTATGATATACCAGTTTTTCTACTGGAAATAATACTCCACACACTGCACATTTATAAGCATGTTCCATTACTTGGTAATGAATGCTTCAAATTTTTTAGATGCCTTTGGTTTTTCTTCCTGTTCTACCTCTACAGTTTCATCCATGTGTTCTGTAAATTCTTCTAACCCGTCCTCTTCTTCGATGTTATCGAAAGGTTCAGGCCCGAACCATATTGCAAGGACATAACGGTCACCTGCAAAAATTGGTTCTACATAATGAAAACGGTCTTGTGACCCATTGAATCCTACAACGGTTCCTGTCCCCGAATATATGGTATGTCCATCTACCCATAGTCTCCCACCTTCAAACCCATCATTTAACATGACGATTGCAGTTGCACTATCGTCATCATCTGCCTTATCTTGGTGTATAGGCATAAAGGTTCCCGTAGGATAATGAATGATTTGTGCAAAGTTGACTTTATAAAAGTCAGGGCCTTTTGGTAGATGGTCTACAACCTTGTTTATAATATATTTGAAATCAGGATTATCTTCATAAGAGAAATTATACAGTGTTCTTCCATATTGGTCAATATACTTTACTCGATTATTTTCATCAGGATTCTTTGCAACTGCAACTTCTCCGTATTGACCGTTTTCACCGTCTTGTGTTATTTCCACCTCTGTCTCAGGTGCTCTTTCAAACCTTTTGATTATTAGTTCACAATCATCCATGGGGATTACTTCATCAAATATAAATAAATTTTTCATAGTTCCTTAAAAGTTTGGGTGTAGGAAATTAACTTGTGTGTATCTCCAATTATCACCAGTGTATTTAGTGTAGTCACCGATATATGCACCATGAAGTCTATTGCCAGGAAATATAACACAACGATTGAATTTATGTTCTACTACACTATGAAGTGTAAACCTATCTTCCACTGGATACAATAGATTGATTTGTTCATCGTTAGATATCCAGTCACCTTCATAGACTGCTGTTCCACCACTCTCTTCTTTATCCAAGTATATAATCATGTTCAGAGTAGATTGGTGGTCAGGTGTAAACAGTGAACTGTCTACATGAGGGTAGTGTTGTAGTTCCTGAGAAAGATTTGGAAAAGCTTGAAAACAATTAAACTCATACACTTGGTCGTATGAATAAGCACCTTTCCACCAGTGTTCTCTACACATGTTTAGAATCTGTTCCATTCTACCAATGTATTTTCGTGTGGGGTGTCCTATCTTATGAATGAGTCTACAGTCTCTATAGTCCTTACCATTACGACTTTCTCTTTCTGCATTATACTTCCAATATGGATATCTCTGTTCCTTCAACCAAGTGTAGATATCTTCTGCATTCTCATAGAAGTTGTCTATGGTCATTACAAACCCATCATATTGTGGTTCTAGTTTAGGGGAATGAACAAAGAGTTCATCTAAATCAAAATACTTTTCCATACTCTACCTCATGAAATCATAGGACAACTCTGTTCCAGTGTCATTGTTATCAATTTCTTCTCTGTGTTTTAAATTAAAGGATATTGCAATCCTTTCATAGTTGTCGTTAACCTTGTTTGACCAATTTGGAACACTATGCATTATATATGAAGGCCACAAAAGGAATTCTCCCGTTCTTGGATAGAACATTACCTCACCATGACTAGATGGTGAACCCATTGGAAGCATAGTGGGGTCTTCTCCTTCTTGTGGTTTATCATATATTTGATGACCAAAGTTTGCAAGAAGATTTGGATTTTGGAATTTGATTGGTTGACCATCGTCAGGTCTTTTTACATAGTATGTTCCACTGATGAGTGAATTAACATGGTTGTGTGTCTCGTGTTGATGTGGTTTATTGTAGATACTTATCCATGCAAACAAGTGTATGTCTGACCGTTTTAAGTGTGTTACATCCTTACCAAAAGAACCATAAATGAATTTGATGTAGGTATCTTTGATGATATCAGAAAAGTCTTTAAACCACCTTTGATTGTGCATCTGCAATCTGATATCTTCTTCAAAATACGTAGTGTAGTTTTTTAGGTCATCGTCAGGATTTCTTTCTGCACACTGAGAGACTAACTGTCTACATTCAGCTGCAACAATGTCATGGTCGAGTGGTAGACTACCTCTTAGAAAAGGAACACTGAATAGTGCAAGTTCTTCTGCTTCTGCTGGTCTAAAGTTATTCTGATTGTCCATTCAATCTCACACCTACACCTACACCTTCTTCTCCATCGGGTAGTGTTACATTACGATAATATATAATGACTTCTCCAAGTTCTCGGATATACCTTCTGAGTTCTTGCATATTTGTAGACATGACTTCATAGTCACCGATTGATGTTGCAACAAAGACAACACTTCCACCGTTCTGTTTTCTCATTTCATCTAGAAATTTATCTAGATATGTATAACCTTCTGGCCAATCAGGATGTTCTCTATCCTCTTGTAGACAAGTATCAGGTCTCTTCATTGACCCATCGTCTTGTAGTCTTTCAATACATCTATTGACAATACGTGCTTCAGATACCACATACCATTGTGGTTCTGTTAAACTAATCTCTCTAGGAAGTGTAGGTTGTGCTATATCTATTTTTACAGGAACCGTTCTGACCTCAATAGGTCTAGTCCCCAATAGAGAACAACCACTAAGGATTGTTACTAGGATTGTTAAGGTTGCTAAGTTCTTTGCTATCATTTTCTATACTATCGAATACTTCTTTAGTTCCGTTATTTACTCTTGTTTCGACTAAGCCAGGTCTTGCCTCTGCAAGTCGATTTAGATTATGTCTACGAAAGATATCAAGATATCTATCCATATCTGCTTCAATTTCTGCGTTCTTTGCAGTCATATTATTTAGTGCAGAGGTCTGTCGTTGAAATGCACTCTGAAGTGCATCCATTGCTTGTTGTTGTTGTTCTACTGCACCTTCCAACAACACGTTGTTTTGAATTAGAGTTTGGTTTTCATTCCATAGGAAATAACACCCACCCCCCAATACTAAAATTATTGCGATAAAAAACTGATTCATTATTCGTCCTCTACTATGTAGTTTAATCCAGCTGCACTTCTGTATTCAATGACTTTATCGTTCTCGTCTTTGAATTTCAGATGATTCTCTTTTTGAATTAATATTTTTTTAATTCGATAGACTTTATCATCACCGTCACCCCATTCACTATTAAATGAGACACGGATTAACTTTTTAGGAGAAATCATCTTCTCCAACCATTTCCACATATTTATTACCTATAAAAAACGAACTCACCTACTTCATACAATACTCTTCAGTAGTGTTTCGGTGAGTTCTAGACTGGAATCTTACTCGTCACAATCGTCATTTGTTCTTCAGTCCACTCTAGTGGAAGGGATGACTAGTCCCCGATATTCCACAGTCTTAAACTTATTTAATTGCTCTTAAAGCTTTTAATTTGTTAATTGTATCTTTTGCACTAGTATGTAGTATTCCGATACCACCTGCTTTTTCCCAACACTCGATGTTTCTCTTTCTGTCATCGATGAGGACACTTCCAGGCTCTGCAAATGCAGCCTTTTGACTTCCTTTCATAGTGCAAGTCACAACCACACTAGGGTCAATATATCTTCTAACCCATGCATTCTTGTCAAAGACTACTAATTCTCTGTTTACCTTACCAGCAGCAGTTAGGATTTCCCAAGGAAGTCCAGTGTGTCTGATGTATGCAATCAAGTCATACATATCAGGTAGTGGTTTCAAGTTTCTGAATAGTCTTTTGTTAGTTAACTCTTCTTTTCTCTCGTCATATTCTACATGACCTTTATCGTCAGGAGTCAATTGATAACCAATCAGTTCACTAACTCCACCCAAGAAGTCTGCTACGACTCCATCCATATCTACAAAAATTCTTTTCACTTCTTTTCTCTTAAATATTCTCATTACTATATTAGTATACTAAAAAATGAGACCCATTGTCAAGGGTTTTTTGGATATTATTCACCCCAAAACATATGGTGAAGAAAGTCCTCTTTTTTGTAAGCTTCTCGTTCCCAAGGTTGACGAGAATAGGGTAAACTGGTGGGAACTGTCTTCCAATTCCTCATTTGTGGGGATAATTCACCCTTTAAAAACTGTTTTGCATGAACCAATTCATGTGCAAGGGTCAACATCATTTTAGACTTGGTAAGTGGTTTACCCGTTAGTGGGTCATTTCGACTGATTTCAATCTCTGCTCCTGACTTATCACCTACACATAACCCATAACAAGAATCCTCTAAGAAATTTGCAAAATGTAAATCAATAATAACATTACGTTTCATTCGTGGGTATAGGTAGTGTAGGACTGATTTTACATACTTCTCAATACGTTTCTTTTCTGCAATTCGTCCTTTAAAACTAACGTGTATGTTAGGAAGGAAACTCATCATATAACTCTCCACAATCATCATCAATGTCTATATTGTCTGAACCACAAAAGGGACAATGATTGATAACATAGTGGAACTCATCCATTTCATGTTCAATAATTGATTCACTTTTGCATTGGTCACAACAAATCTTTACTTTATTCATTTTTGGGAATATACTCCTCTGTGGTCTTACCACTGTTAATCAGTATCTTTTTCCAAAGACTTTCAAAGGACTTCTTTTTCCCATCTAGGACTGCATAAGGTAAAGGATGTTTTGCATCCTTCTCACTAAAATCTAACCCAGCTACATAGACTCTAACATCTTGATATTCTCTATCTATCTGTTTGAACAAGTGTATCCACCGTTCACACTGGACGGTCTGTTCACTTGGATGTGGTAGATATAGTTTGTATTCCCTCATTTACTATATTATCTCAAAAAAGTGGGGTCACTGTCAACCCCCTGATAAGTCATTGATTTTACAGTGGTTTTATATGTTATTGAAATTTAAGGTGTTTTTTTAAAGAACTCTACCAAATCAGTGTATCCACCGATTTTGACATCGTCCACGATGATTTGGGGGACACTTCTTGCAGCTGGGAATTCTTCTCTAAACTCACCCATTTCTACATCAGTTCCAATCAATAGGTATTGATAATCAATACCACGAGCTTCTAGGAAAGACTTTGCTCTGTCACAGTAAGGACAATCAGGTTTTCCATAAATCTTAATCATAATGTCTCCATATTCAATAAGTTATATATTGTTTTTATAATTTAAAGTCTGCAAATGTGTCGTCATTGACATCTTGTTTAATACCACCAATCACATAAGATTCAATCTCAGTCTCTTGTGGTGCATTCTGTAGTCCTCTACTGTTAAACCAGTGTTGTGTCCATGGTAAAGGATTATTGGTTGAAGAGATATCAAAGATTGGATTTAACCCAATAGCTTTCAATCTCTTATTTGCAATATATTCTATATAATTACCCAAAAGAGGAATACTCAATCCAATCATTGAACCTTTTTGAAATAGAAACTCTGCCCATTCCTTTTCTTGATTCACTGCATCTTCATACATTTCGTATACTTCTTTTTCACAGTCTTTCATTACTTTGTTCATCAACTTATCATTCTCATGGTTTTTGTAACACTTGAGAATGTGTTGTGACACTGCAAGGTGTTGTGATTCGTCTCTTGCAATAAGAGATATAATCTTTGCACTTCCTTCCATAAGTTTAAGTTCTCCGAATCCAAATGAACATGCAAAGGATACAAAGAATCGAAGACCTTCTAAGATATTGACTGAGATAAGTGCAAGGTATAAAGCTTTATATAAGTCATAGTCCTCTACCTTTAGACCCGATAGTTTACGTCTACCTATATCAATGAAATTATCATACTTTTCTGTTACCATTTCTGCACGTTTAATAATTGCAGGTTCATCTAGTATAGTATCAAATATATCACTAGGATTTGCATACACATTCTTAATGATATGTGTATAGGAACGACTGTGAATAGTCTCCATGAAGTCCCATGTGATAATACAAGACTCAAGTTCAGGTAAAGATACGAATGGAAGGAATGCTATGGATGGTGCTCTTCCCTGAACTGAGTCTAAAAGTGTTTGATATCTTAAATTAGATGTAAAGATATGTTTCTGTGCATCGTTTAGTTGTTGGTAATCTGACCTATCTTTTTGTAGGGACACCTCTTCAGGTCTCCAAAAGAAACCTAATTGTGTTTGTGTAAGTTTATCAAAGATAGGGTATTTAAACTCATCGAATCTTTGTGTGTTTAATTCTTCACCAAAGAATATCTTCTGTTTGGTAAAATCAATCTTTTTCTTGTTGAATACTGTCATTCTTTCTCTTCTTATCTTTAAATTCTATATTGTCGTAGTAGTTACATGTTTTTTGTAAAAAGTTTTTTGCTTCTTCATCACCACTTTGAGATTTACCACAAATCTCGTCCCATCTTTGCATAAAGTGTCTAAATTTTAGTTTCTTTTCAGTGTTATCTATATCTTCATCGTATGTTGTATATCTATTTTGTCTACCATCATAGTCTAATACGGTTGCATATTGGTCACCATAGTCATTATTAGGGAATCCATCCACTTGAACATTTATACTACACTCTGGCCATCCTTTTAGTCTAGAGTGTTCATTATAGAAGTGTAGAAAAATATGTTTACTATAATCACCAACTAAGGTGTCTCTCCAATGAACAACATTTGGCCCTTGATACACTAAGATATCTCCTGGCTCTAATCTAATTGGAATTGCATTTTTTCTTCTTCTAACAGGTTCGTCTTGTGAAATTGATTTTGCCCATGATTGGTCTTCACCCAAGTAGTTAATATCATTTTGCACCCAAATAGTCCATGGTGTGTTGTCATCAGTTTTATAATCCATAACTGTGGTAACACTAATCTCACATGATGGTCTATCGTAGTGTGCATTTAAGACTGCATTTCTTTTATACTTTCTAGTGTATGAATATGTTTCCTTTAGAGCAATGCTAAGATGGTTTCTTAACTCTTTCACCAAAAAATGGTGTAGTGCAACAGCAGGTGGAAAACAATATGCACCATGTGAAGAAAACTTTTGTGCATCAGGTGTATCGAAAGTTGTCTCTTCCTCAGGGTCACCAAAATAGAATTCATTTGATGCAGGATGTTGTTCTATTACTTTCCAAGTATCGTTTACAAACTGTAAAAGGTCTTTAGGAATAATGTTACGAATTACAACAAATCTGTTTTCATAAAACTTACGAGTAGTCTCATTAAGATAACCTGAATATTCTTCACCATTTACATCAATGGCTACTCTATGGTTATATTGCGCAAGCTTCACACTCATCTTCGTCTCCATAATTTGACATCACATTAGCTGCATCGTCTACTGCACTTGGTAAGTCTTCAACAACATCTTCTTTCTTACCATCCATTGTGTTCTGATAATAAGATGTCTTCCAACCATATTTGTATGTGTTGAGTAAATCTTTTGCCATGACTGATACAGGAACCTCTCCGTTTTCATAGTTCTCAGGATTATATGACCAGTTTCCACTGATTGCTTGGTCAAAGAACTTCTGCATAACTGCTACAATATTTATATATCCTTCATTAGAGGGCATATCCCACAATAAGGTATAGTTATTTTTTAAATGTTGATATTGTGGAACCACTTGTTTCAGTGTTCCTTTCTTACTCTTCTTAACACTTAGATAGTCTCTAGGTGGTTCGATACCATTCGTTGCATTAGAGACCACTGAGGAACTCTCAGAAGGCATCTGTGCAGTAAGTGTAGAGTGTCTTAATCCGTGTGTTAAAATCTCTGCACGAAGTTTTTCCCAATTTAATTTATACTTAGGTGCAACCAACTCATCTACCTCTTTCTTGTATGTATCGATAGGTAGGATACCGTCTGCATATTTTGTTTGACCAAAACCTAAACATGCACCTTTCTCTTTTGCAATTTCAACAGATGCTTTCAATAGATGATACTGAAATGACTCTGTAAGTTCATGCACCAGTTGAAGTGATTCTTTATCACCATATTTAACTTTATTCTTTGCAAGAAAATGTGCAAGACCAATAAAACCAATACCGAGTGACCTTCTCTTAGTTGTAGACTGTTCTGCAGCTACAACAGGATACTCTTGATGGTCTATCAGTTCTTCTAGTCCACGAACTGCAAGTTCACATAGTGATTCCATTTCTTCCTTCTTCACAATACCTACATTGATTGCACTTAAAATACAAAGTGCAATTTCACCCTCTCCATCAATGTGTTGAATTGGGTCTGTTGGTAGTGTTATCTCTTGACAAAGATTACTCATGTTCACTTTGTCTTTGAAACTACTATGTGAGTTGCAGTGGTCTATATTCATAATATAGATTCTGCCAGTCTCGGCTCTTTCTTTTAATAAATCTGTAATCAATTCCCTTGCACTCACTTTAATCTTAGGAATTGATGTTGCTCTTTCATACTTCTCATAGAGTTCATCAAACTCAGGTGTTCCAAATGCTTCATACAAGCCAGGAACATTATGTGGTGAGAACAATGATATCTCTTGGTTTGCAAGAAATCTCTTGTAGAACAATTCTGATAACTGAATACTGTAGTCTAGTTTTCTGACACGATTGTCTTCAGTCCCTTTGTTATTTTTGAGAACAATGATGTCTTGAATCTCTTGGTGCCATATTGGAAAGTGAACTGTTGCACTTCCCCCTCTTACACCGTTTTGAGTGCAACATCTAACTGTTGATTCAAATTTTTTGAGAAACGGTATAACTCCTGTATGTTGAACTTCACCCCCTCTAATTCTCGAACCAAGTCCTCTAATTCTCCCTGCATTAATACCAATACCTGCTCTTTGTGCAACATACTTTCCGATAGCTGTGTCACTTGAGAAGATACTATCGAGAGTGTCGTCTGAATCGACAAGGACACACGATGCAAATTGTCTAAGTGGTGTTCTAACTCCTGCCATGATTGGAGTTGGGATGTTAATTTTAAATTGAGAGATTGCATCATAATATCTTTTTACGTATCCTAGTCTGTCATTAGTATAGTTTTTAAATAAAGTCATTGCAATTAACATATACATGAACTGTGGAGTTTCATATAAGACTCCACTCGACCTATCTTGCACTAAGTATTTGTCTACAATTTGTTGTAGTCCTGCATAAGTGAAATCATAGTCTCTACCATGTTTAATAAAACTATCGATAGACTCAATCTCTTCTTTTGTATATGAATTTAGAATGTCTTTATCATACACTCCGTATTCAATATTGCGTTCAATGATTTCAAATAATGGTGGATAAATCTGTGAGTCTTTCCATTTGGTATTAAATACTTGTTTCTGAATTGCAAACAACAATAGTCTTGATGCAACAAATTGATAATTGGGGTGTTCTAGTGTAATTAGGTCACTTGCAGACTTGATTAAAATCTTTTGAATTTCTTGTGTGGTGATACCATCATAAAACTGTAAACCACTATTCATTTCTACTAGTGACTCAGAAACACCTGCAAGTTCTCTACAAGCTTTCATAACCATTTTGTGAATTTTATCTAATTCAATATCAACCCTAGTTCCATCAGATTTAATAACCTTCATGTCTAAACTACTCATGTTCTTTTATACTCCATTAGTTTTAATTTTGCAGAGAGACCACTAAAACTATTTCTATCAATTATATCAACTATCTCTTCAGGACTAATTCCTGAATTAATCATATCATTTATATCTTTTAAACCATTCACCTTTGCATCATTCCACACACAAACAGTCCATCCTAACTCAATCACTTCTTCAAGTTTCTTTAGGATTTCTCTGTTTCGTGGTTCGTTGTCATAAATGAGTGTTGCTTTATCTTGTAGTTTATTATCAATCTTTTTGAAATCACTACCACCCACTGCAATACTGTTTGGTAGGAATAAACTATCTATTGGCCCCTCTGTTACATAGATAGTTTTTGATGTGTCCACATTTTTTATGTTATAGATGAGTGGAACATCATCTAGGAATCTCATGGTTAGATATCTCAATGGTGAATCGTTTATTGCACGTCCTGAAATACCAATCAATTCCCCCTTTTCATCAAAAAAGGGTATTATTACTCTAGGGTCATTACCTAAAACTCTTTCTTTATATTTCTTGTGTAGAAACGATAGAGTTTGTGCATTGTCAATATACCATAATGTTTTTATGATATCATCGGGTATATGTCTGTTTTGTAGGTATTCTCTACTTACTATTTTGTCCCATGCACTGTGACAAATAGCTTTAAGATTTTCTACAGACATATTTAGTTTTTCAGTTTTTGGAGTAAACTTGAATGCATTAGAAGAAGGCATTCTTTGATTTTTAGGTTTACGTCCAGTTTCAGTTAACCACTCTTTCAGATAGTCTTTATGTATAGAAGGAAAATGGTCTTTTAAAAAGTTTACACTTGATGTTGACTTACCACAGTTGTGACACTTGTATACAAATGATTGTTCAACAAGAAAGTGATACCCTCGTGCTTTATGTTGATTCTTAGACGAATCTCCACAATAATTACACCTGTGATTCAGGGTATTGTCGTTTTTCCACTTGGCCATATCCAATGAAGAAACGACCATAGACAAATATTTCCGTTCTAACCATAGCATGTATTCATTATACTATGATTAGATAGGAAATACTAGTGGATTTTTAAGAAAGGTCGTTTTCTTTAATGATTGTCTCTAGAGACTCGCACTTTTCTACCCAATGTGCATGTGATGCTTCAAATTCTTGCTGATGTTCTTCTGATATTTCATCAAAATTCTCAGGTTTTTGAGGTTCATTGGACTTGTAGAATGCAAGTTTTTCAACTTTAGACATTGCATTTAAATCAGGTAAATCTGACATTTTTTTCTCCTATTATTCTGATGGTGCAGGGTGTCCACCGTCTGCAACGGCAGTTTCCCATATAGCTACATCAATATCCCATTGTGCTTTTGAAGTGTCGTAGGACACTTTGCCTGGATGGTCTTCGGCCAAGTCATCATAACCTTCAGGTTTGACTGGTTGTCCGTCTGCTTTCATCCATGCAAGTCTGTCTGCATCACTCATTGCTGAAAGGTCTACTAAATCTGGCATATTATTCTCCTAAAAAAGTATATACTTATTTATTTTTTCTGAAATCTGCAACCCTATCTTTTGGAACTTGGATAACATATCTGTTCTCAACAGTTGCAGGTTTTGGTTCTCTAGGTCTAGGGTTTGCAATTAGACCTGTTGCACTTATCAATAAGAGAACTGCAAGTGGGTCAAACACAAATATCAATGCAAATATGACCCAACGTGTTGCATTATCTAAGTAGTCCTTTGCATTATCCTGACCATAGATAACCTCTGCAACATATTTAATAGGGCCTATTTCTGACTCTTGTTCTAGTTGTTTTCGTTGTATAGGTAGTTTATCTTCATTTAGACGAACTATCTCTGCAACGATTGTATCTATCTCATTATTTATATCAGAACGTTCTTCTCTTTGTTGTCTATTGATATAATTTCTGTCTTGTGGTCTACCTGTCTCTACCACCAAGTCTAATCCTTCTAATCGTGCATTCAATCTATCTAAATTGTTTTGTTGTGCAGTAAGACGAGTATCAATAATAGATAACTCTAAATTATTACCGTCACCTACAAGTGTAGTCTCTATGTTTGCCTTGGATAGATACCCGAAAATACCTAATGATGTAATTAACATCAATACACCTACTGATGTGACTAGGTAGTATTTGAGGTAGTTTAAATCCTTCCATCTTAAGTGTAGAAGAACAGCAGTAACCAGTTTACCGAATTCAAGTGTTCCTGCCATGATAACAACTCCCAACCATGCACCTGCAAATATCGTTGCAAGTCCAATGACTGAAAAGTATGCAGCTATTCCTGCAACAGCAAGGGAAGTAAATAATGCAAGGTAACTCAAAAATGTATTCATAATTTATTTTTTACGAGAAAGCATTCCAAACACAAGATTAGGTGTGTGCATTTTCTTTCTCTTCACAATAGGAACATTAGTAGAAACTGCAGCTCCTGTTGCATTCACTGGTGCATCCTCATTTACATCATCCTTCAAAAACTCCATTACGGTATCTGCAATCATATATGCAGATATCTTATCTGAGGGAAAATGGACTCCTGCATTAATTCTACCTTCTGCACTCATATCTGCAGCTCTAAGAAGGTATTTCTTATGTTCAGGATATTTCTCTCCATAAAAGTTTGCAACTGTTCTAGCTTGTAGTGCATGATTTGAAGGATAAGACGGAGAGTCTACTGTTTCAAATTTCTCATCCTTTAGATTGATTCCTAATTCCTTTGCAAGTTGAAAAGGTCTAGGTCTGTTAAATTTGTTTTTGTAATACCTACCAATATGTCTTACACTTTTTCTGAGGTCTTCTATTTCGTCCTCACTATAGTCTAAATCTTGTTCTTCTAAGTATTCTTTGATGTAGTAACTAGTATCTTCATCTGTGTTGATATACACTTTCTTATCAAAATCAGACAACATTTCTCGTCTGTTTTTCATTTCTTCTAGTTCGTTTAGTGTCTGACGAGAATCATTTTTAGGTGGTGGTGGGACATCCATCTGCATCCAACCATCATCAAACAAACGGTCTGCTTCATCTTTTTCAAACTTCTTAGGTGGATTTTTATCAAAAACTAGTGCATTGATATTTTGTATTGCTTCAATAAACATCATCTGAAGTTACCAATATTCTTTTGTCATCGATGAAACCAACATAGAGTGGAACACCGAAAATTTTACTATGTTCTGCAACCACCTCTAATGAACTCTTTGCTTGGAAGTATACATCCCCCTGTTCTACTGAACGTCTAAGTCTGTATTTTTCTCCAATAGAGAGTTTAGACATTTCCACCACTTCAGTGATATGTTCAGGTTTCATTAATTCATTGTCTTTTAAATGACGATAGAACTTTTCACAAAGTTCTTCCATCTGATTTGCATCTATCTTTGCTTCTTCCTTAAGAAGTGCAAGTGCAACAGCGTATGATGCAAATGCAGTCTTACCGAAAGGAACTTTATTGATGAGTCTCTTGAGATTGAATACCAATCTATGGAGTAGTGTCATAGATGACTTTTCTTCAGATGTAGAAGGGTCATTAGGAACAAATAGATTAGGATTGTCCTCTCTTGGTTTTGTTTTGATTCTCTTACCTTCTTTATCGATAAATCCAAACTTATATGCAGCTTGTTTTTCCCAAGGTGTAGTTAACAACTTGAGGATACGGAAGACTATAAGGGTGTCGACTATTTTCATATTACTATTTATGTCTTAAGACTGGTGGAGCATGAGGGAATCGAACCCACGGCCTCCTGCTTGCAAAGCAGGCGCTCTCCCAACTGAGCTAATGCCCCATGAAAGTGGTGCTGGATGCAAGAGTCGAACTCGCGACCTTCTCATTACAAGTGAGTTGCTCTACCAACTGAGCTAATCCAGCGTTATAGTTCTCTTAATCTTTGTGCAAGTTTTTCATCTATAGAGATATCAACTTTCCAATTTTCTTCAACATAACCTAGATATAATAACATAGTTTTGATTGAACTCCAATAGGTTTTTTCTTTAATTTTGAAATCCAACATTCTCATACATGCGTCATATCCAAAGACATTGAAAAGACAGATGACATGATTCAACATGAGTCTTTCTCTCATCTCTCCGTTTTCGTGGTATCTGTGTAGTAGACGTTTCAGGTATCGAAACCTCTTCAAGTCCTCTTGAAAATCCTCAATGTCTGTGCATTGAGGGTCGTCATAGTTTTGAAGGGCATAAGCCTGAAAGTTTTTAGATGTTATTTTGTCAAATAGACCCATAATGTAATAGTATGTAGGTATACAAAAAGACACCCAAAGGATGTCTATTGTATATTAATCAAGTGAACCGTAAACTTTGTAAGTTCCAGTATCTAGTTTTTCGAAACGAATAGAAAGGTTATATGCTCTTTCTTCATGTTCAATTTCATCTATAGGTGTATCGACTGATTTGCCCATGATGTCCCCATATCTTTTCATAGGGATATCAAAACTGCCTTCTTCACTTAAACCATCAAATTCAACTGCACTATGATCTAACTCTAAACCTAACAGTGAAAGTTTTGCTTCCATCTGTGCAATGGCAGCTTTAGGGTTTAAGAATTCTGAGGTAGCAGCGTGTCCTAGAACAGCATTTACTGCTGAAACAACTTGTGGGTCATCTATATCATGTGGGATATGTTCAGATGATAAACCTGAAGTTTGGAACACTCCTACATTTTCTTTAAAAAATTCTTTAAACTTTTTCATTATTTTCCTTATGGTATAAGATTATCGTAATAATCTTTATTTATCTCTCCCCTTACAATGGTCTCTCCAGTCTTCCTACACTTAATATAGGTTTTCTTTTCGAGACCAGTAAATGGAGAAGTATATGTTCTAACCCCAGCAGATATTGTTCCAGGCGTATCTCTATATGTGTCAACTGCTGATGCAGCGTTATCATATTCCCAAATACTGTTGGAACCAGCTACGGTTACCCAAGCCATTCTTAACTGTCAGCTAATACTGAATCGTCATCAACATCAGGTGTGCCTGAATCAGAATCGTCATCATAGTCTGCAACGTCACCGCCCATAGAACCTGAAGACATTGCAACCAATGTTTCCCATCTTGTTCTAGAACCGACTACAGTTCTTTGTAACCATCCCTCTGACACAACACCGTTGTCTGCATTTGCAGTTACTTCAGCAGTATCAACACCATAACATTCAACTTTTTCAGCATCTGTTAACCATTTTGGTTTTGATGCTTCGTTGTCTAGTAATCCCCATAGTGCCATTTTTCTTCTCCTAAATTTAGTTTACAACCTTTAATATAGCATTAAAAGTTTTTTTGAAAGAATTTGCATCTTTCTGTAAAAGTCTAAGGTATTTATCACGAATAGGTGCCTTAACAGACAATAATGCATCTTTTACTTTAACTGCATCTGCAGCTTTGACCTTTGTCTTTTTCATATCATCTGTTCTAACTTCTGTGTCTCTACCTGTATCTTCCATAGATTTTAACTGCATTAGAACATTTGCATCAGGTCGAAGTTGAGTTCCTCTAGCTGTTGATGCAAGTGCATCTATAGCTCTAGATATAACTTCATCCTCTTGAGCTTCGGAATATTTTCCACCTGCCATTGTTGATATACTTGCAAGTCTAGCTCTCAAATCTTTCTCGTCTTTTGCTTGTGCAACTGCACGTGCAATCTTTTTATTACCAGCATCAGACATCATACCAAAGTCGGCAACTTTTTCCATTACCTTTCTGACTTTAGCAGTCTCTTGTTTGATATAACCTAATTTCTTAAGTTTCTCTTTAAACAATTTGTATCTTGCGTCTACTCTATCCATATTACGAATCTGTGTCGATTTCTCCGTCATACTCACCCTTCTTAACTTGTTCTTCATAGTTAATAAGACCTATGTATGCATCGTTTATCTTATCCCAAACTTTTGAGACTGTATCTACTGTATTAGGATACTGCAAGTCTGAATGTAGTTTATCTGCTTGTTCTAATGTCTTTTTGATTTTTGCAATTTGTTTGATTTCTTTATTTCTATCAAACTCTTTACCATCATACTTACTTTTTCTTTGATACGAACCATTAAATCCTAGTTTCTCATCTAGTTGATGCATATCTCTGTATGTTTCGAACAAGTCTTTAGACATTACTTCAAACCTTTAGTCAACATCTTGTCAATCTGAGGTGTTGATGTGTCCTTTTCTGTTGGGTCACCATATGATGACCTACCGATAACCATTCTTAAGAAGTCATTAACTGCCTTCTTATTACCTTTAATTCTTATGTGTTTACCTAATTGTGATGCTTTGATACCAAATCTTCTTGCTTGTTTTACAATTTCTAATGAGTGTTTGTTTTGACCAGCAGGTGTTGGTATTCTGTTTTTAGGGTCAACTGTGATGTTTGCAACTTCTTCGTCTAACCACATTTCAACCATTCTTCTATAAGAGTTGAATACTGATTCGTTCTTCTCTTCTTTCTCTTTCTTTGCAATTGCGATTGCAGCTTGTTGAGCAGGTGATACTGCTTCTCTGATTTTACCTTTAACTATATCTTCAAGGTCACGAGACAACCAGTCAAAAAAGTCATCGGGGTCATCACTCTTGACTTCACCATTGTTCATTGCCCACTGCATTAAATCGTCTTCTGCTTTCTTACCAGCAGATGATGAGAATGATAAATCACCCGTTTTGTATGCTTTTGTAATTTCTCTTTTGTGTTTCCTGAAGATATCTTTTATTTTCATTGCTTCACCAAGTTGTGTGTCTTCCTTTGTTAAAAGTTTCTTTGCCTTTTGTCTGTCTAGGAACATAAAAGTGTGGGTTTTCCCTTTCTCATCTTTAACAGTGTAACCTTTTCTATCTTTCTTTACAATCTTACCAAATTGTTTGTTACCCTGTGAATCATAAAAGTCTAACTCAAGACCAACCCTTGCATCCTTTTCGGACTCTGTTCCCATTCCTTTTTGTGCAAGTGTTCTGTAGTTTTCACCGATTACTTCTACTTCTTCGTTTGCAAATCTAAGTGCAGTTTGCACTTCTTTTGACTTTAGAATCTTGTCTCCGTAGAAGTCTTTGATTGCTTTCATTGCAACATCAAATGCACCTTCTAAGTCTAATGCAACCTCTACTGCCTTTTTAACTTTAGGGTCTTTGACAGGATGTTTTCTAAAATAAGAAGCAACCTCAGACCCAGTAAGTTTTGACTTACCGTATGGGCCAAGTGGATTTACTTTACCGTCTTTGTCTAATACTTGTTTTGCTTCTTGAAAGATATTCATTAGTCTGTTTCCTTTTCCCCTTTCCAGTTCTTATCGACATAGTCGTAGAACTCTTTTTCTTTGTCTCCTGACAATTCTTTAGGTGATGTTACACCAAACTTTTTCAGTGCAGACTGAAAAAACTTTTGGTATTCTGTTGTCTCTTTGTAGATTTTAGCTACTGAATCAACTAAACCTTGTGGTAAATCTTTTATACTCATTGTTATAATTCCCCTTTTTCAAAGTAGTCAAACATTTTTTGTTTACCTTCTTCGTTTAATCTTAGTTGTTTTGCAAGACGACCTAACATGTTTCTTTCTACGAGTTTTTCGGTTGTCTTTTCTACTGTTTCTTTTACTGGAGTTTCTTCGACTTCATCTTTTAGGGGTGTTACACCTGCATCTTTGAACATTTTCATTAACTGATTGTTTGTTGCAAGTTTGATTTTATTGTCTTTACCTAATGCTCTTACAGTATTTAAGAATCCTTGAGGATTTTGTTTCTGCATTGATTGAATGACCTTTACACCAGTCATGTTTAACATTTTTGCAACACCATAACCTGCATCTTTATCACCTTTTAGATTGAATAATTTATCAATCATCTCACCAGCAGATGCTTCGAGGATGACTTCTTCTTCAATAAAAGAATCATCGGGTTCGATTTCGTGTAGAAGTTCTTCGATTTCTTCGTTAATGATTTCTTCTGCTGTTTTTTCAACAGAACCTTCTTTTCTCTGAACGAATTGTCTTACTTCTTCTAACTTTTCTTTCCAGTTTTCTGATTTATAACTCATAGTAGTATTATTTATAATATTTAATTATCCATTATCTCTCTTGTATACGAATAATCAAGTCGTCTGTTCCTTTTAACAAACGATGATATTCCCCCTGTGTAATAATGTATTCATTACCAACCTTTAATTCTAGTGGTAAAGAATCATCTATCTGCAACTTCCAACCACTGCTTTGGAGAACATGTATTTTCCTAGTATTGTGGTCACGGTGCCAAATCAGTTCGGTTTCTTCGACATCTTTAGAAAAACTTCTAATTATATATCGTTCATTTGTCCCGTATTTTTCTTGTATTGTTTCTGTATATGGTTTAGTCATCGACTTCGGGGTCAAAGTTGTCTGTTTTTTGATTGTATCCATAATATCCTACACTATTAGGATTAGTTGGGTCATTTTTTATTTGTAGATGTTTTGAATCTATGGGATAGACTCCTTCTACCCAATTTTCTGCAGCTGATTCTGCATAGGATTCTGAATGGTTATGTAGTGGAACTAATGCCATCCATCCATCATCCTTAAACATTTCTACTTCCCAACCCTTATTTGAATCGTAGACTACGTGAGCTCTTCGACTACCGTTCCAGTATTCGTGAACTAATTCTCTTCTTTGTGTTGTTTTTTTCATAATATATCACCAGTAAAAGCTCCCACCACCCGATAGTCCTAATTGCTTAGCATAATAAGGAAGTCTACATGCCCAGTAGGATGCTTTTGTTTTATCCTTCTGTTGGTCACATTTGTGACGAGCTGCAAAACTCTTTCGTGCTTCGGGGTCACTTATTTTAACTTTGAGACCTGTTGTGTCTCCCCAAGAAACTTTTTTGATATTACCTGTTGATGGGTCTTTAACATATACATAGTATTTCTTTGAACCACCCACTTTAGGTTTGTTCAGTTCAACATCTTTTTCTTCCATTATCATTGGACAATCAAGTGGGACAATCTCTCCCTCATACACTTCAAACTCACCGATATCTGTTTCAAGTATTTGTTTGTCTACTTCAGTAAGTGTGTATCGACCTTCTGCAACTAATCTACGTGCTTCTTTGATGGTCTCGAAATACATCATAGAACCTAGTCTAAACGGATTGTCTAATAGGTTTGTTTTCTCCTGTTGGAGTGTATCAAGTGTTTCGTTGATTGTGATTTGATGAAATGTTTTCATTATGCTGTATTATCCACTAAAATAATGTCAAATGAAGAAGATATATTTGTTCCTGTAGAAGCAATCCCAATTATTTCAACATCAGTTTTTGCTGGTAATCTAATAGGAACTGAATAACTTCTTACATGAGAACCGCCTGGCACATCCATAATATCTCTTGTTCTGAAAGCAGAATTGAATTCTCTTGACAGTAAGGATACTGTCACAGAGTCATTATAAGAACCAACACCAATATTCCATGATGTTAAATACCCTGTGCAATGTGCTGGGATAGTATAAAGAGCAAGTTGTGTTTGTCCTAGACCATAAGTTGTTCCAGTTCCAATTGTTCCAATGTCTGCAAGAACTGTTCCTGCTCCAGCAGCACCAGTAGAAATTGTAATATTTTCTTCGTTAGTTCCAGTTGAACCAGCAGTAGCAACAAAAGCACGAAATACTCTTAAAAATTGGGCAGTTGATGCAACACCTGAACTTACTGTAACTGTTTCTTCTATGGATTCATAGTTTACATCTAGTCCTTGAATAGTGACTGTTCTCGCACCTGTTCCACTGACACTATCTTCTGTATCTGCACTATGGGCATAAACAGTAGATGGTGATGTAAGATATACATACCTTCCACCATACATCCAAATTGTTTCTGGCGCACCACCAACATTTGGATTTCTTCCAAATTTGTTGATAGCAGAGTAACCTGTCAAATCTCCGGCAGAGATAACAATATTAGAAGCTGCAGCGAATGAGTTAATAATATTACCATCTTGGTCTGATAACATCACTACTTCGTGATTAGTAGTTTGTTGTGGTAGATATGCGTTGGTATACTTGCTATATTGTGCCATTTGTTAGCCTATTTCTTTTCTGTAACTTTGATTTCTTCGTTGTATGGAAAACCTTTCAATGGATTTTGAAACACTTGACTAAACTGTTTCTTTGTATTATCCTTTTTAGTTTTTTGATTTTCTTTAATAAACGATTCTACCTTCTGGCCAGGTGTGTCATCTTGATATGCACATCTAGTTTCGTCAGTTCCTTGTTCCCATACACCGTTATCTTTTTTATTACCTGTCATTATTTGTTCCTCTCGTTGTAAGCTGCAACTGCCATCTTAATAATCTTATCCTTTGTCTTACCTTTAAATTGAGGTGCATCTGACTTCAGGAAATCATCAATGTAGTCTTGTTGAGTTGCTGATTTATCCAAAACTTCTGTTCTGAGTCTTGGTTCTGTTCTGTTGAATTTCTGTGTTACTATTGATAGATTAGACTTATCGTTATTCATAGGATTGTTATCTTTATGATGAACGTCCTTTCCCTTAATATCTTTGTTGTTCTTCATTAACCTACGTGCTTCATTTCTCTTTGCACGTCTTTTGATTTGTTCAGGTTGAGAATGGTAGTTTGCATACTCTTTTTTGTAATCTCTTTCTTCTTCGACTTCAGTCTCTTCTTTTTTACCCTTTTGATATTTCTTAATAGAGTCTCTTGCAGACTTCATCATTGCTTTTTGATGTGCCTTTTGTTGAGACTTAGTTTTTTCTCTTTGTCTATCTGCAAGTCTTTTTTCTGTGACTTCTTCTTTTTTACCTGAGTGTTGTTTCCATAGGTCTGCATCAGCAGTGGTTCTTGTCTTACCCCCTGTGATAAAGGAATTAACTCTTGCATGTCCCCACTGTTCAGGGGTAGTCCCAGGCCTATGACCTGTTCTCCATGCAGCTACTCCTCTCTTATACACTTGTTTTAGAATACCAACTGCAATTCCTGACTTCGATGCTTTACTTTCAAGTGATTTATCTGCATCTCCTTCCTCTAACTCACTTAAGTGTGTAGAGTCTTCTGCATCGGGTAGTGTATCAAGTGTATCTAAGAGAGACTCCATTGCCTTTTCTCTTTCTTTCTCTGCAGCTTTTCTTTCTGCATCTCTTTGTTTTTGAAGAGTCTCGTTTTCCTTTTCAGTAGTGTCTTTATCTTTTTGAGTTTCGTTTTGTCTCTCGTGTCTATCTTTGAGTGCTTCTAACTCATCTGTCTGTTTGTCTTTAAGTCTTTCTAGTTCATCTGCCTGTTTTGCTTTGAGTTTGGCAGCTGCCTGTGCATCTTCTCCAAACATCTTTTTAAATTTCTTAGTGTGTTGTGAAGGTTTAGTCTTTGCAGTTGCATCGCCTGGTGCAGGTTTGTATGCAGAAGAGTCGTTATCGTCCTTCTCTGCACCTTTCTCAAAGTGTCTTGCACGGTCTTGTTTAGTAGACTTAGACATTTCGTCTCCCTCTGCATCCTTACCATAGTATTTTGCAGGTTGAGTTCCATCTCTATCTTCGATGTCTTTATCCTGTCTTGCAGCTTTTTTAAATTTTTCTAAAATCATATTTAACATAATAGTATTTATCCTTTCTTTTTAAGGAGTTCTATTTCTCTCCATTTAGATGCAAGTTTATTAGATGGAAACTTAGATGTCCATGTTAACATCTTACCGTAGAGTGCAGATGATTTTTGTTCTAATGCTTTTTTAGTATCATCGTTTTTAATTTCAACAAAATCTTTACCAAATAACCTTTTAAAATCATTTGCATTTTTTTGAGCTGCATTCCAATCTGATTGAACAATTTCAGGTGGTAGTTTACGAGCTCTCTCTGCATTTCGTTCTTGTGCAAATTCTAATGATGTGTTTACATATACCATCTTATATTCATATCCAAGTGCATCTAACATATTTTTATATGTGACAATCTTTTCTTTCTTTGCAGCTGTGGTATCAAAGATTAATCCAAGTCTACCTTCAATATAGTTATCCATATTCTTTCCAGTAATCTGTTTTGCTTTTGCACGGATAGGGTCTACTTTACTAAAGTCTGCACCTCTAAGGTCAAGTGTCATCCCTGCTTTCTTTAGACCAACTTCAAATGCTTTATCTGTATTGACTAGTTTAAGACCAAGTGCTTTAAGGTTTAGTTTATCGACCACAGTGGACTTACCACTACCTGGCCCACCCATAAGGAATACTGCTTTGAATATGCCTGGGTCATAAACACCCTCTTGTATGAGGTCTTCAATCATATAGTCGGGAAGTTCGTTCTCTATGAGTTTCATTCCCTTACGAATTGCTTTATATAAACCCTCTGCATCTGATTTGTTTTTAGTAGGAACACCTTCTTTAAATGATTCGAAGTCACCCTTCTCTGCAAACATTCTCATTTTAGATGCACTCATTCCTGATACATCATCTGCATCAGGGTCACGTTCACCTGCTGAGATAATTGTAATCTCTGCAAAATTGTAGAAACCGTGTCTACCTTTTACATTGTTGTATTTGGTGATAATGTTTTCGAACTCTTTAACTCTGTCTGAACCTACGACCATACGAATGTTGGTGTATTTCTTATCATAGAGGTAAGTAAGTATTTCAAAAATCTGACGTGCAGGTGTTTCTACGACAGTCACATTTTTGAAAAACTTCTTGAGGTATTTGATTTTGTCTTTGTAAGATAAAGGATTCTTTACAGGGTCATTTGAATGTGAAGTAAACAATAGAGGTTGATAACCACCACTGGATGCCTTTGTAAGTTTATCTACAAGTTTTGCATGTCCTGTGGTAGGTGGATTGAATCTTCCAAAGGTAAATACTACACCTTTACCTTTTGCCTCGGTTAAATTTTCAAAACTGTTTCTTTTTCTTTTCATTTTCTCTCGGTCTTGGTCTACCATGTCATCCATTTTATCCATGTTTTCATAACCATCTTTTGAAGTGTCGTATTCGAATGCTTTTGTGGGGTCACCCACTACCCAGTCATCTCTTTTAAACTTGATATTTGTTTGCATAGGATACTTTGGTAATGCAAACTCTTCTTCTAAAAATTGTTTAAATGATTTCACTACTCTTCACCTTCATCTTTCTTTTGTGTCTTTTTTAGTTCTTTTGCTTTAACAGATGGTAGAATTCTTTTTGCAAGTTTTTGAATGAATGCCTTTTTCTTTTCTAATCGTTTTTCTAATTCTGCTTTTGCACCTAACGATAAGTCTGACTTAGACTTATCCTTTAATATTTTCTTAATTAGAATATTTCGTGCTTGTTTTTCAGCTTTCGTTTTTAACTTTTCAGGATTCATCTGTGCCTTTTTCATTGCACGTTTTCTTTTCATAAGAATCTTTCCTTTGTTCTTACGAAATGCAGCTCGTTTCTTCATACGAGTTGCAAGTGAATCTACTTCATTAAGTTCTTGTTCTTCTAAAAAGTCTCTAAAAGATTTCACTATTTACTCCAGTTCTTTGTTGCAGTAAAGTTATTCTGACTAAATTCTAATCTGTCAACAAACTTGACAGCCTTACCATTAATGTCTATGCAAACATATCCTTCAGGATTTACTGCTTTCAATCCTTTATCTGTTTCTACAAAAGTTCCGATTGACTTTATTCTATTTAGAGAGTTTATAATAATACTCTTTGCCTCTACAATCTTCTCTTGAAACTTGGTGAGTGCAATTAGAAAGTTCTTCAAACTTCTGAGTTCTCTTAATACTTGTTCACCAATCTCTCTCTTCATCTGTTTTGTTTTTTCTTGTTTTACTTTACCAACTACTTTATCAGTCCAATAACTTTCAAAGTGTGTAATATATCCTTCGTAGGTAGGTTTAAAACTATTACCTCTAATTAATCCATTAGTGTATGTCTTGTATGATGCACCTGCAGCTGACTTTGCAGCAACAGTGTCTTGTATTTTTCTAAAAGTATCTAAGTCTTTCTTTTTAATCAGATGAAACTGTTTTCCTACGTCAGTTAATACTTTTGTAAGTTCAACACTTTCTTTTGCAGTCATAGATGAACTACCTGATTCATCTTTATACTTTGCATCATCAATCCAAACATCTCTGCTGTGTCCTAAACTAGAAATGTTTGCACCAAAGGATGCACTTAAATCTTCAATCGTTCCACCTGTGTAGGTAGTGTGAAACACAATACCCATCTTTGCATCACCAATAGTCTTACCTAATTCAGAAT